AACCATGAAGGGAGCTGCTGGAATTGATCAAAGAACTCTTTTATTTTAGCAGATGCACCCGGATCGTCCGAGAAGACCCCCCATCCAATTATTAAAATTGGCAGCGTTAATACGACCAAAACGAATTCGTCTTTCCAGTCCGACTGACGAGCCTCTAATAATTTGCCGGAGTATTCCAATTCCCCGTTCGCCATCTTCTGTGCATGTGTAGCCTGTGCATTGGCCATCATCATTTGAGTTTCTTTCTTTTTTTTGTAAATGTGACTACCAGCGTTAACGGCTAGTTTTAATGCACCTAAAATTGGAAAAGCCATGGACTAATACCAGGTTACGTCTTTTTGTTTTCTTGCAGCACCAGTTCCTTTAACTGGATTGCTATCACCTTTAGCAATATAGCTTTTTCCTCTATAACTTTTCTCAGCTCTAGGATCAACAACTTTTGCTTGTTTTGGCATTGCAACTTTTTTACCGCCTGTTTTATAATTCATCATAATAGTTCCTTTTTATCTCTTTGGTTTCATGTTGGCAAGTATTAATCTATTCTCATTTGCCATCTCTTGTTTTTCAATAGAAGTATCAGCTCTTAGGTCTGCTAACTCTTCATTTTGTGCAAGTTTTTTGTCATTGCTAACTTGATCTTGCATAAGTTTAGCTCTTTCAATTTCTTGTTTATTATTCATTTCTTGTTGTTTACGATCATTTTCCATTGCACGTAAATCTACTTCACGTGATTTTAATTTTAATAAAGGATCAGAATCAAACTGTGATGTAATTCTTTTCTCTTCCTTCATAAATTCTTCTGTCATTTCAGCAATCAACACAGCTTTTCTTGCTTCTATTTTCATAGACAATTGTTGCATCTCTGCTTCAGCTTGTTGTTGTAGTTGTGGATTGATCTGTGCTTGTTGTTGCATTACCTGCATTTGTTGAACTTGTTCTGCAAACTCCATCTCAACTTGTTCTTGTCCCATTAAAGAAATATGTTCTAAAATATTTTTTTGTATTGAAACCATGACTGGTGGATTATTTCTGACTATATTAGTCTCCATAAAATTTAAGTGAGCTGTCATGTGTGCTTGATGATCTTGTCCTCTAAACGCTTGAAAAGGTTTTTGAGTTAACGCATCAATGTGTTCTAACGCAGGATCTTTTGGTTCAGTTGGCGCAGGTGGTGGTAATATTTTATCAATATCTTTTACACCCAATGCTTCATACATTTTTCTGTATATCGTATACATGTCATGTAGTTGTGGATTAGAAGTTGCTAACTGTAATTCTGTTTGTGCAATAGTTATTCTTTGTGACATAGAGAATATATTAGGATCAGCTACAGGAATAATATCTATTCTATCGTCAAAATCTGTTAGTTTAATATTTCTCTCTCCACCTACAACATCGTAAGGATATTCTGGTGGTAAATATGTTTTAAATACTTTTGCTAATGTTTTAAATTCTTGTCTTAGTGAAGAATACAATCTTTTATGTATTGCAGACATAACACGTGATCCACGTTCTAATAATGCAACTGTAGTTCCAACTGCAGCACCTTGATTACCATCTCCAACTTGCATATCAGCAATAGCTGCAAATCTTTGACCTGCTTGTACAACAATACCCATTAATTGTAATAATGTAGGACTTGGTTCTTTGTAAGGTAATGGAAAGAAAGCATCTCTTAAATTACCACCAGGAGCATCTACATCTTTAAACTCTCCAGGTTGTATTGGTTGTGCTTCATCTTTTATTCTTATCCCTCTTTGTTTAAAACCTGCTGGCAGATTAGATAACGTTCCCGCATCTAAGAGCTGTCTTAAAGCAGAGGTCGCCGTACGCGATAATCCACCAATCATGTGAATTAGACCGAAACCGTAGAACCCCAAACCCGGTAAAAATTTAAAATGAACAAAGTATTCAATCTTTTGTTTTTTAAGATCGTTTTGTTCAAAATTTCTTTTAATAGATAAAACTTCTCTTGATCCTTCATCGATTGTTACAATGTAAGGAAGTTTAATTCCGGTTGGTTGTCCATCTTGACCTATGTCTTCAAAACCTTCAATGTCAAGATTAACGTGGCACTCTAGTAAAGTGTACATGTCTTCTGCTTTACCTGTTTTTTTAGTTCCGTCTAACTCTCTTTCTTTTTTAGAAACTTTGTCTTCTGTTTCAGATGGTTTAGTTATTTCTACATCTCTATAAAAACCATTTACTTGTTGTTTACGTAAAGCGTTTTCTGAAATTTTAATTACATGAATAATCGCTTCCGCATCCTCTAATGAGGTAGCAGAATACGGAACGACTAAATCATCTGCTGGGACAAACTTTGATACAGCTCTTCCCAATAAATCGTCATAATAAACTTTTTTAAATGTTGAACCTGCAAGAGGTAAATGAAATAACATTTGATCAAACTCTGGTTCATACTCTTTCATGACATCCATAATTTGATAGTTCATAAAATCTTTTACTCTTTGTGACTGCTGTTCTTTTGGTTGATCAGATGTACCTAATATTTGTGTTCTAACCGGTCCTTCAGCTGGCAATAATTCTTTGTAAGCTCCTGCTTGAAACTGTGTTACAGCTTCTGCAAGCACTGGGTGGGTTGCACCACTAGCTCCTTGAAAAGGTTCTGCTCTGTTTTGATAATTAAATCCTAAAAGATCTAAACCTTTTATATAACTATCTTCCCAATCTTTTCTTGATGATTTGTAATCTTGATAGTTAGAATGCATATCAGATCCAATAGGATCTAAAATGTCATCGGGTAATAATTCTGCAAGGTTATCAAAATGGTTTTCTGTTCCAGGAATTTTTGCCATACCTGGTTCAAAATCTAGTTCAACACCACCATCATCTAACGGCGTAACATCAAAAGGCATGTCAGAATCTGTGCCTTGATCTACAAGGTCAACTTCTAATTCTGGTCTTTCAACTTCTACTGCATTATTTATGTTTGGTAGGGCTTTTTCTATGTCGGCCATTTATTTTTCCTTTTGTGATCGTTTTAACTTGTTTTAAGGGAACTTTCAACCCTTGTGGGTTAGGACCTCTTAATGGAGGTATAGTTCTTGTCAACCTTTTTATCATCTTTTAAGTGTTAAAGAATCAGGGTCACCTACTTCTTCTAAAATTTCTTCTATACTGTCTAGTCCATCTTCAGAATCTGTTAATTTACCATCACCGTCTGGTCTTACCGTATATTCATCATATTCATCTGGAGGTGTCATTTTAGTGCTTTCATCTGCTCGACCTGGTTTATAAACTATATATTCATCAGAAATTATACCATCTTGATCATAAAAAGATCCTTCGTTTCTTTTTCTAATTACAATCTCTCCTGTTCCTAAATTTTCTGTCATTTCATAATCCTTATATGATTTAACAATTTCTCTTTCTTGTGTTGCAGCTTTTTTTGTTATGTCATCACCCATAGAATTAATCTTTTCTACAAGTTTAAAAAAATATGGAGGAGGGTATGTTGATACAGCTTCAGCTGTAGCTTTTTCTGCAACCTTAGTTGCTGTTGCAAACTCATCTCCAAATCCTAACATCTTAGCAAGTATAACAGTACCACCAGCACCGGTCATTTGTAAAAACTGTCTTCTATCCATACCATTTGATTCTAACACCATGTCAACATCTTGTTCTAGTAATTGTTTAGTGTCATCATTAACAGGTAGACTTTTTGATTTAGCATAAGCTTTTAATAATTTTAAACCAGGAAATATAGGTGCAATTAACTCTCCACCAAGTGCAGCGGTCTCTGCAAATTTAACAGGTAATGATGAACTACCTCGTTCTATCATTTTCTTTTTCTCTTCATTAATTAATGTATCAAGGCCCACTAGTTTTTCTGTTGATGTTGGTGTTATGTTTTTTAAAAAATTTTTAAATATAGGTCCACCTACAAATTTTACATTATTATTTTCTGGTGTTTCACCATAGTCAAGTATCTCATTATCATCTTCTCTTAAATAAGATGACTTAACTTTAAACATTGGTTTTTGTAATACATCAGAAATTAATTGACCTGTTGCAGGAAGTATTCTTGTACCAAACTCACCAACTCTTAATCCTGCTCTTACTGCTACATCTGCATAATATGGAATGTTTTTTGGATTAAATAAATCTGCAACTTGTGCAGCGCTAGATTTACTATCGTCAAATGTAATTGGTGTGTCATCTAATGTAACACTATCAATGTTATTAAATTTAAATTCTAGTTCG